GAATCCCATTTAGTAATATTCACAGAACTCAATGGTAAAAATTTACCATCAACATATAGCTTGGAAACTGCACCAGATTCATCTCCCCACAATGCACTCAACGCTGAAACTGTAATATATGTGCTTGTCCAATTTTCAGAACTTCCATTGGATGCATATATAATATCTTTTACATTAATATCACCAGAAACCCTCAAACTACTTGTTGTGCCTATATCGGCAGATAATGCAGACAAGTAAGACACTGTAATACCATATGTTTTGAAATTAGTGGCTGTAAAATCGTTTGCGAATATTTTATCGCTATAGATAAAATCTAAATTGGAAGATAATGCACTTAAAAATAAAGTTTCCGTTTTTTTACTGTAAATGTAATCAGAATCGGCTGATAAAACCCTAGCATTATTTGCGGTTAATATATTAAAGTAAGATACATCTGATGTTAAATTTTGAATTAAAGTGTTATCGGCACTTAGAAATGATACGGATAAATCTTGTATTTTGGATTTATCTATTACAGAATTTTGAATGTAAGATACGTCTAAGTAGGATGATAATGCGCTTAAAAGTGCCACATTTAAATTATTAAATGTGGAATTACCACTAACACTTAAATTTTCAGTTACGAGTAATCCCCCCTCAACATGCAATGTACTTAATGGATTGGTCGTGTTTATTCCAACAAAACCATTATCAGCAATACGCATTCTTTCGCTCGTAGTGCTGATTGTTTCCATTTTAGTGGTCCACAATGATATATATGCACCAGCATTCGTTGAACTTTGATCTCCAGCAGCTTTAAATTTTATTGAAGCATTTCCATCATAACCATAATTTGGATAATTGACTCCATTATGAGAGAAACCTTGAAGCTTCAGAATATCGTCATTGGCTGATAGTGCTTTTTTTAAAGCGGTTGTTCCTCTAGAACTAAACCCACCAATACTATTAGCACTTGCTGTATTGTTTATGGATTCTAAAGTTAATATTTTATCATCTGAAGTTCTAACTATATTTAACGAAGGATGATTTCCACCAGCCTGATCATTATATTTTACATTTCCAATATTTACATTATCATATGCTGTTAATGTATTTGCGATTGTATCATCGGAAACTAATGTTTTGGTATTAATTTCACCTTCAACTTGATTGATAATGACGTGATCTCCAAAATTAATATTACCACTTTTATTACTTGAATTGAATAAAATTTTACCTACAAGATCGTGGTTTGTTTCTTTACTATCATCTCCAATTACAGAGTCCTGTGGAATAGCACTTAAAAAGTTTATACCAGTACCCACATTATCAAAAGTATGAGAATATGCCACTATAGAACTTCTAATATAAAATAGAACATCACTTCCAGAATTTAATGAATCTACTGGTGGAACATATGTTTTTCCAGTTACGCTCGCATCTGCACTTAGAGAATATACCTTTTCAACTATAATATCACACTCATATCCCTTAGATGGAAATAATGCTGGACGTAAATTTGAAGCACTCTGGACTACAAAAAATGTACCAGAATTGTTCGCACTCAAGTAATTTATTCCAGACGATAATACTGTATAACTTCTATCTACTATTTGAAAAACTTGACCAACATATGGTTTTTTGTTTTTAGGAAATTGTTGATTTGCGGATAAATCAGGTGATCCTAAATTTGTGATAACAAATGTATCAGTATCAACCCCGCTTAAAATAGCAAATTTTAAACTACCAACCATTGTTGGCTTAGGTGATTTACCAATAGATACTAAACCACTTAACCCAAAGGTACAATTACTTCCATTTACTACAGCTGTACCACCATCTGTTGCAACTATGCCCTCAGCACAACAAATTGTAGAGTTATCGATGACATTTATTAAACCATTACTGGATACATGTATACCCTTACCACCTTGATTGAAATGTTCACATGATTCAATCGTCATTGAACGCAATGGACCATCCGCTAAATTACCATTAACGTATATTGTACCGCCAGCATCACTCTTTGTGGACTCGGTTGGCGTTGTTATTGTGTAGCAATTAAAAATGTAAGGAGGGTTTATTATGAAAGGTCTCTCGACAGCAGAAGATAAATTATAATATTTCGTTTCCCAGAATTCTTTCTGTTTTACTAATTCTTCGGAAGTAAAAAATATTTCATTATTGTCGAAACTTCTAAAGTATCTACCCAAAAATGCAATTCTAAATGGATCTAATATTATCTGTCCAGCATCTACGTTAAAATTTAAAAAACTAGATTTAGATAGCTTTGTTATTGGGTATTTTGCAAAGTCTAAGGCATAATAATAAGATGCCTTAGCTGTTGCTTCCACTATTCTGGTTGAAGGGTATCCCGCAACACTTGAATCGTTTAAACGAGCAAATTCTGGATAGGCAACAGCATATGCTGGTGAATAATAATCCTTAAATGTGAAACCCTGAATGGATGTTTTATTATCCACCCAAAAAATATCGTAAAATTTATTTTTTGGTATTACGGTCACGCTTCTTGAATTCTCTCCAATTACTGTCACTCCTGGAGGAACATATATTGGATTATCTTCAACGTAACTACCAGCTCTAACATATATATTAACGGGATTGGGATAGGTTCCCCATCCATTTATGTCTTCAAAATCTTTCGCATCTTGTGGTATGCTTCTGGATATCTCCAAAGCCTTAGCCATAGCTCTCTTAATTGTCCTAAATGCAAATGATTCGGAATTTCCCAATGCACTGTCATTTCCAGACATATTAACAAATAAAGTGTTCGGTAAAGTAGGAGATACGAATTGTTTTACAACATCAGTGACACTTTGCAAAGATGCCCTAAATTCCCCACCAAGTTCTCTATATCCAACCAAATAATCACTAATATCTGGTGGGTCGAATATTGTAAAATCACTGAATTTTTTATAAGCCATTTTAATTATTTAGTGTTGAGAAATACCTCTAACTCTTTAGGATCCATATCATAAATCTCAGATAGCAAGAAATTAAAATTTTTTTTCAAAAATATTATTTTTTTATACATATTTTGTAAGTTTGAAGTATATAATAATTTAGAAAAATAGAATAATGTGTTGTCGAAACAATTTAAATATATTTTAGGAATGCCTTTTATAAAATCTGGCACTTCAAACATTAATATTTTACTATCATTTATATGCTTCTTAATGGAATCTATACTATTACCCGTTTCATTCAAAATCTCATTAACATCTGCATAATACATGTTTTTAGGTAATTTTATTGAATTTATATTATATTTAAAGGACTCTTTTAAGATATTGTGTAATAATATTTCATATGAGATGCTATTAGAATCATCATCCTTAGCTGATAATTTTAAAATTGGATTTATAAAATTTATTTTTTGGTGTAAAAGTATAATAAATTTATCTATGTTGGTTAAAAGATTATAATCACTTGATGATTTTTCACATATTTCATTAAATCCATCATTAATTGTATCGTAATCTGAATTTTCTATATACGAATTTAATTTAAAATAATCACCAAAAGTTATATTTTTGATTTTAATTTCATTTTTTAAACTAGGTATATAACATTTTGTATATAAATTCATTATAAATATGGAATTAAATTTTTAGGAGCGGATCCACCACCAATTCCACCCTGAAATGGGCTAACTTGTGGAAATTTACCCTTAAACATTCCAGATATTGTGTTTATAATGTTGGGTAAAGGTAAATATAATGAGTTAGCAACTGCATAATTGGTGTATGTCCAAGTGCTTTTCATAATTGGGGGGGTATTGGGTTCTTCATATCCCAAACTATAAGACTCTACAGAGGTTGGCACACAATTAAAAAAAGTCCAAACCTTTTTTGGAATCATGGATACGTGTTGATACGTTTTACCATATTCCATAACATATACGGTGGATTTAACGTTTCTAACGTCTCTACTCCTATCGCTATCTTTTTCTCTTGCAACAAAACCAAAATGCTCTGATGCAATGACCCAAGGTCGCAATACGAAATCCGCAAAGGATGTATTTGTTTCTAAAAATTCTATGCTCATTGAATTTGGGTTATAAGAAGATCCCCTACCACCACTAGTTATTCCTGGTAAAAAACCCCTGTTATTTTCAACAGAAGCTGACGTAACAGTCATTGTTTCTCCAGGAATTGTTACTTTTTGAGCAAAAATACAACCATTTACCTTTTGAAAGGGGAATGATGTTAGTATATTTTTAGCTTGGGTTATATTAAAATTCTTATAATCACCACCAGTTACCTCTAAACCCTGCAATATTTCAGTATTGATGCATTGGGGAAATGGTTGTATCAGTATTATCCATTGAGTCTGTAATGGTATAGAAGTTAACCAAGACTCTAATTGTAATAAAAAATAATCTCTGGTAGAAACCAGAGGAGTGCCTTGTATATTGAAACCGAAGAGATCAGTTATTTGAGGTTGGGTTAATGGGTTTCTACCATTAGCTATACCAGCAACATTGCCAACCAAACTATTAAAGGCATTGCTTAAAGAATTATTTAATGCTCCCATTTTAATTATTTATGGGAGGGAGTGGTTCACTCCCTCCCTTTAATAGGGGACTTTTAAACTTTTTCTTGCCAGTAGTGATATGCCAAGCCAACCTTGAAAGATAATATATTACCGCCACTGGCATCTGTTCCTGGAGTATAAGAAAGCGGTCCGAGGTCTCTAATACTAACACCAACTAATTGAAATTGGTTGACCTTTTCAAAATTATTATCCAATTGAACCAAATCAATAGTAGAAGACGCAATCGGTGTCAAGTAATTTCCAGTACTATCTTTATCATCAAAAGTATCCCTACTCCATTGTTGAAATTTTTTATAAAGAGCGGAATTAGCTGCTGCATAAAATTCTATTTCATAATTTTCAGAACCTGGATATGAGGCCATTCCTGGTAAATTGAAGGTCAATCCCATGTATTTTACTGGAACGTTCCCAATATTCCTTCCTGGTAATGACATTGATCTAGCATAAACCAAATCATCTTCATCATATTTAGTGGTTGTACCACCTGGGCTAATGCTTAATATTCTAAATTGTACATCTCTTGTAAAATCTCTTAAAGATGATACTCTGTAGAAGTCTTGTATTGTTTGTTTTGTTGCTGCCATAATGTATTATAATTGGTTAATTGTTATTTTCCGATCAATTCATCGAAGTTTGTTCCAGTTCTTGTTGCATAGAAGTTCACCAAAATAAATTCGGCTGTTCTTACTGGTTGAATATAGATATCAATCTTCAATTCGTTGTTATCAATGACATCAGGTGTGTTGTTTCTTTCATCACATACAATTCTGTAGTCATAAAGACCTTCAGTATTTTTAGCATTTTCAAATATTGGTGCCAATATGTTGATAACTTGAGTTCTTGTGAACAATGTGTTTGGTTCAAATACGAAGAACTTGGCCGTATTCTTTGTTGCTTTTTCTAAATTAAGGAACAAACGACGAACATTGATACGATCAAATGCTGATGGTTTTTTGAGCAATGTCTTTTGTCCAAATACAACAAAACCTTCATTTGGGAAAAATGCTATAGGATTCATTGATATCTTATACAATTGATCACGTTGCTTTTGTTTAGGATAAAGTGCTAAATCATTTACACCAGCCACAACTCCACGAGTGAATCCAGCTGGAGCATACCATGGTTGGAAATTGGCATCAGTATTTGCCATAATTCCAGCAGCTAATCCAGAGAAAGGAATCCACATTTGACGACTTGAGGATGAATCGTAAACTTGTACCCAATTTGAATATGTTGTAGCGTATGAACAATTAATTTTACCAAATTGATGGCGTAATGGCCAATACATATGCTGTGAAAAATTCGTAGCACTATAATTGGCTGCTAAAGGATCTGGATCTACTCCAGCATTAGGTGACCATATTTTTTTAGTATTTAATACCTTGCTGTTATCTCCCTGTATGAATATATTGCGAATAGGATCAAGGATAACTAAGAAATCTTTTCTTTGTTTCTCAGCGGCAAGTATGAATACGTTAGCTACAGCCAAATAATTGGATATAATTCTGTTCGCCTCATCATTAAGACCTTCAAAATTGGTGATAAAACATGCTGAAATAGCATTTAAAGGTGTTGAATCTGAATATTTACCAGCAGATAGATAAGCACCACCACTTTGTTCAATGGCATTAACGTATATTGTGCCTAATCCAGCTTCAGGAGAGATGTCTATGGGAAATACATCAGCGTTTTCTACCAACTCAAAGGCTCTTTCTAATTTTTTAGGTAAAGCTCCGATTTCTCTTTCAACTGTTGCTGTATTTGTATATATACCCAATGGGAACAGTGCATCAACTCTACCATAATCAGCTATAAGACTTAATATGGTTGATTGAGTTGAGCCAGCTCTCTTAGCATAAGTTAAATCATTATCTTGGAATCCTGGAGAAACCAATGGAATTGAGAGCCTATCACTTAAAAATCTAACTCTCTTTGTGGGATTACCATTAACATCTAAACCAGAATCTAAGTATCTATCACTTAAGAAAGGATTCACCATGATATCTACGTTTGCAGAAGATGCATTTGCAACCTTTTCAATGGAGAATGTCTTAGATGGTCCTCCATTACTATCACCGATTTCACGATTATAGTCTATAGAACCAGTGTGAGATTCGGTTAAACCATAAGACATTTGAATCGAGTTTCCGCTATTTAAATTCTGACGTAATTTAAAAATAGCTAATGCGAATGTGTCATTAAATGATTCGTCGGCCAAATCATAATTCGACAGATTTTCCATAACCTCAGAAACAGAAGAACCGTCTCCAGTTTTTCCAGCCGATAATGCAAATGACATTCTACTGGTAGGTAATGAGATGTAATTTTTCGTGGCAACAACATTTTCATTGATACCATTGATGGATTGTATGCCGTCAAAATCTGTAGCTGGATTGTAATTGCTGTTATCTATGGCACCGACATAATATCCTTCAAATTTATTGTTAATTGAAGTTTGAGCTTTATTCAAAACAATCATTCCAGCATGACCTAGTGTATTAAATGAAAAATCTTGAGTGGATACGGTAGGATTATTTGTCCAATTTATATTACCCTGTTTAATTGACTCATATTCTTCTGGAGACAACTCAATGTGTGTTGGCTTACCAATGTAACATGTCTTTCCAAGATAGTCAAAGGTATAATTGGAAGTTGGTAATGTATCCAACCCTCCTTGTAAACCAGGATTAGCCTCACCATTTAGTGAACTTTCAATAGATGTGCTGAATGATTGAGTGCCGATAGCA